CTTTTCGTGTGTAAATAGCTCGGGAAACAGCACCTGTAATTTATGTTTCTGGCACTGGTACCTGCTTAGCTTTTTAGACCCGTTGTAGTAAAAGTACCCTGGGGGCGAACTATGTGAGTACGTAAATCCTAGGTGCTCATAAACCTTCCCAGTACCCCACCGCTTATCGCTGTAGCTTAGTACTGAGCCTTTGTATTTAGCCCGGAAGTACTTGAATAGTTTACTGGCACCTCCTTGTACTACTATGCCTGTTAAAGTACATAGTCTTACTAACTCGTAGTCCTGCTGCGCGGTAAATCTGGGCGTACCAAAAGTCATTACTGCTGCCAGTATATCTTTATAAAAAAGTCCCAGGTTTATTTTAGTTGGACTACCTCTTCCCTGCAGATGGTTATCGTCTAGGAAGTCTCCTGGAAAAGGTATCTCTTTTATAACACACTTCCTAGCACCCACACTTAGTGCTTTCCCCAGCTTAGCGTTTAAAATAGACTTAACTATGTCTTGCTTATTCTGCCACTCGTGCTCCCATATCTGTATTAGCTGGTATCCTTTTTCTTTACATGCGTTAAGTTTATCTAAGTGGTATGTGGTGGACTTATACAAGTCACTATGCCAATATTCTCCATTGTATTCCAAAGCTAGTTTTATATCTTCTAGCACAATATCTAACTCTTTTCCACCAAGTATCTTTCTATCATTAACAAGTACCGCGTTAACGTACTCTGCCATTTCTACTTCTCCTTTTGAAACCTGCTTAGGTGCACAAACCCTACAGACTATCCCAGAACTAGCACTTATTATATTATTTGGTATAATAGGCCAGATGTGTTTACAGACACCCTGCACTCTAATGGCGGTATGTGAACATACATATGTATCTAGTAAAACCAACTCGGGGGCTGCTAGATGTAACTCAGTGACAAACTGTTCATGAGTCTTTTTAAGAACACTAAGTACTGGAGTACATACTCTACATGTTGTGCCGTTGCCCCTCGCAATTAAGTTATTAGGTATAATTTCCCACTCGTGCAAACAAGTAGTATCCATAACCAGCACTTTAGACTGACAGTGTGTGTACACACCAAGCAATTTTAGATTAGGGGCTTTATGTGCTAATATAGTAACAAAGTCTTCAGAGCTTCTTTTATTGTGAGGTACTTTCCTTGTACATACCCTGCAAATAGTACCAAACCGCTTGACACTTAATGCGTAGTAAGGAGACACAAGATACTCATGCCCCTCAGGGCAAGCAACCAGCACCTTACTTTTAATGGCTATGTACTTACCAAGCACAGTTAAGTGAGGAGCTACCTCTTTTAGCTGCGCTACAAACTCCTCCTGTGTTTTCTTTCTAGCCATTCAGCCTCCGTACAATCCAATCTCTTAACTCTATTTCGCCTTTTGAAACCTGCTTAGGTGCGCAGGTTGGGCACGAATGCCCCGTCTTGCGAGGGCTAAGGAAGTTATGTGGCAGTATATCCCAGGTGTGACTGCAAGCACCTATTACCGATACCCACACTAGGTCCCCCTTATATTGGGTAACCACTACCAACCCCGCTACTAATAAACGTACTTCCTCTAGGAATACCTCATGGCTTTTCAACAGAGGGGCCTTAGTATTGCATATTTTGCAGGCATTTAAGTCACCTCTACCAGTAAACTTATCTGGGGTAATACGCCACTCGTGCCCACAAACACTGTCCTTAACTAGAATCGTACTCCTATTGTTAGAGTACGTACTTAGTAGTAGTAAGTTGGGGTTTATCAGGTGCACCTCTTTTTCAAAGTCTATATGTGACTTTGCAGTAGTACTTTTAGGGAGGCATACTCTACAAACAGCACCAACACGTAAGGTGCCTAATATGTGGTCTGGGCGTATCTCCCATACATGCCCACACGTTCCGCGTACTGCAAGTGTGCTCTTATTCCCTGTATACGCGCCCAACAGAGTCAGGGTAGGTGCCACAAGCTGTAATTCTTCTAGGAATTCTTCGTTTGTCTTTTTCCGTGGCATATAGTCTCCTATTTAAAACACTATTATACACGGAAATGCTGACAATGTCAAGTACACTTTTACACCCCTGCACAGAAAAACTGCGCTTGACATTTAGATGCACGCGTAGTATAATGGTAAAAATTAGAATGATAAATAAAAAAAAAGGACGAGGTATATGGCAGCTAACACAGGCAACAATCGTATACCCGTAAAATGGGTGCGCGATAAAGCGAAGAAAGCATATATTAAAGAAAAATCATGTGCTATTTGCGCAGGAACGGAAGACCTTGAGCTACATCATTTAGCTAGCGTAACCCTGCTGCTTAACGCATGGGCTCAAAAAACCGGCTATGATATTAGCACAGACGAGGGAATCATTGCAGTACGGGATGAGTTCATCTTAGCCCACGACACAGAGATGTACTCAGACGTGTACACGCTATGTAATAAACACCACACAGGCTTACATAAAATATTTGGAAAAGCACCTTCCTTAAGCTCCTCCGACAAACAACGCGCTTGGATTGATAAGCAGCGGGATAAGCAGCGGGATAACTTAGTTGCCGGTGTAGAGCCTATTAGAGTAGTGAAGAGCTCTTTTGCAGAATTTTGTTAGAATAGGAATAATATGGGATTTTTAAATTATATTAGTGAGAAGTTCAACCCTGCACAAGCTACTATTGCTAGAGATGAAGGTATGTCTATTAGCACTCCGGTAGCTAGTCTTACTAGCGTTACTGGGTTCCAGAATGTTGAGGCGGTAAACCGTGGGGTTAGCTTAATTGTTAATGCATGTGCTTCATTAGACTACGATGTTAAAGAAAGCATAGGTCCTGTGAAAGTTAGGGCGAAAGCGTTATCCAAGCTGCTTAACTTTGCACCCAATCCATACCAGAGCGCGTATGATTTTAGACAGAACATATTTACTGACTTCATCTTTGAAGGCCATGTATTCATCTACTTTGATGGTGTTCATATGTTTCATCTCCCTGCCAACCAGGTTGAGATTATAACAGATCCTAAGACGTTCATAAAAGGGTACGTGTATGGAGAAACTAAGCTTAGGGAAGATGAGGTTTTTTACTTTAAAGACGTAAACTCTGCCTCTATATACCGAGGAGCTAGTAGACTACGTTCAGCGCAGAATTCAATAAACATAGTAAATTCTATGATATCTTTCCAGAAAGGGTTCTTTGATAATGGGGCAGTATTCGGATTAGTACTAACTACCGACAACCCTTTATCAGCAAAAGCTAAAGAACGTACAATACTTCACTTTTTGCAGAAGTATAACCCTAAGATGGGCAGCAAGCGCCCGGTCATTCTAGACAATGGCCTTAAGCCCCATTCATTAGCACAAACGAATTTTACAGAGATGGACTTTGATCAATCTCTTAAGACGCATAGCGAAAAGATACTTACAGCATTAGGTGTACCGCCTATTTTGACTAATGGGGGTAACAATGCTAACATTAGCCCTAACTTACGCCTTATGTACTTAGAAACCGTGATGCCTATACTACGAAACTTTTCTAGCTCATTAGAACGCTACTTTGGTTATAATATAGAAGCCATTACAGCTAACGTATCTGCACTACAACCTGAGATTAAAGAAATAGCTGGATTTAATACTACACTTGTTAACGGTGGCGTAATAACCCCTAACGAGGCACGCACTAATTTAAGACTTGAGAAGGACGAGGACCCAGAAAGCGACAAGCTACGTATCCCAGCTAATATAGCAGGCAGCGCAGCTAATCCTAGTGAAGGTGGGGCGCCTAAGAAACCAAAAGACGAACCTAAGAAAGACGAACCGAGTAAATAAAGAGGAGAATATGGATAAGACCTTTTATCTTAGCAGCAATAACTTTAAAGTAAAGGCTGGGGAAGGGGAAGATGTTACCTCTTTAGAAATTGAAGGCTTTGCTAATACAACTACCAAAGACCGAGATGGGGATTTAATTCCTGCGGGTGTGTGGGAGAAAGGCATTCAGGAGTACTTAAAGAACCCAGTGCTTTTAGGATTTCATCAACATAATAACCCAGTAGGCAGAATGATTGCCCACGAAATAAGCGACAAGGGACTTTGGATTAAAGGTACCATTAGCTCAGCAAGCGATAAGGTGTTTAAGCTAGTACAAGCAGGCATCATAACCGCGTTTTCTGTTGGGTTTACAATCAAGAATGCTGAATTCAAACCTGAAATAGATACTTTTATTATAACAGAGTTGGAGCTGCATGAAATTAGTTTAGTTTCAGTAGGAAGTAATAGAGACTCCCTGTTTAGCCTATCCAAAGCATTTAACGATGATACAGATGAGTTGAACAAATTTAAAATGCTGTTTGCTAAGGATAGTGATTCAGTTAAAGAACAAGACACTACTGATAATGTAGATAGTGAAACCAACAAAAAAGGAATTGAGAACATGGAAGAGAAAGACTTAGAATTAATGGTAGCTAAGATGGTTGCCGCTTCTGAAGCTAAAGCCGCAGCTTTAACCGCAGAGATTGCAGAAAAAGCGACTGCAGAAAAAGCAGCTTCAGCAGATATCGAAGCAAAAGTTGCCGCAGCTGTTAAAGCCGCTACAGCCCCAGTTATTGTATCTGGTGAGACCGGTGCAGAGAAGCTGATGGCAGAGATTGAAAAGCGTTTTGCTGATGCAGAAGTATCTAGCAAAGCAGCTTTAGCGGGTTTAGAGGCAGAGCTTAAAGAGAAAGCAGCAGAAATTGCAGCTATGAACAAAAGCAAGATGACCTTCAGTGACACAGGCAGCACAGGCACACACCAAGAGAAAGAAACCGCAGTCTTGTTAGCAAAGATTATGCGTAAGGGTGTTGCTGATACCAAGTACGGCTCTGCTCTTGTTGAAAAGGTAGGCACTCACGTTCCTAATGCAACATGGGAATTAGAAGTTTCTATGCGCATGGAAGAGGAAGTTAGACGTAAATTAGTAGTCGCACCTACACTGCGCCAGATGCAGATGCAGACAAATGTTATGACTATCCCTGTAAATCCTGAGGCTGGCACAGCTACTTGGATCGAAAATTCACAATTCGGTACTTCGGCTTCTTCAGGTGCTGCTAAAACGCACGCATTGAGTGCTATCACAGTTAATGCTTACAAACTTGCATCCCTCGAATATCTACCATTTGAAGAGCAAGAAGACAGTTTGCTAGTTTTACTACCTATCATTCGTGATGCAATGGTAAGACGCCTAGCTCGCTCAGTTGATATCGCGTTCATTCGTGGTGCAGGTGCAGGTGCTGACCCAGTTAAAGGCTTGGCAGGTTTTGATGCAGCCGCTGCAGTTAACCCAGCAGTAGCAAATGCAGCTACCATTGAGAATATGTTAGCTATGCGTAAAGACCTAGGTGCTTTAGGTTTAGACCCTAGTGAGTTAATTTATGTAGTTTCTACCGATGTATACCATGACTTACTTTCAGATACCACAGTAGGCAGCTCATTCAGAACAGCTGACGCCGTCGGCGTTGACCGTTCAACCTTGCTAACAGGTCAGATTGGTTTTATTGGTAACTCAAAGGTTCTAGTTTCGGCAGAATTCGAAGCTAAAGCAGCGAACAAAATAGGTGCCATAATCTATAACCCATCTAACTTTATTGTAGGTAATCAACGTGGTCTTCGTTTTGATACTGATGATATCGTAGTTGAACAACGTAAAGTTTTAGTTGCTAGCTTACGTACCGGATTGCAACAGTTAACAACTAACTTAGGTGCTGGCGTATCTAAATTAGAGTGGGCTGTATAATCTAGTCACTCAAACAAGACTCTTCGGAGTCTTGTTTTTAAAGCCTATTATTTAGTAGGCTTTAAAAACAATAACAGGAGCAAGTATGGGAGCTAGTTTAGTAACACTTTCAGCGTATAAGAGCTATGCGGGGATTAACAGTGACAACTCAGATGTTTTGATCAATATCCTAATCCCTAGAATCAGTGAGTATGTTAAGAATTACTGCCGCAGATCCTTTATAGACTATACATTTGATAGCAAAGTAGAGGTGTTTAACGGAAATACCCCGTACTTTCTATTAGAAGAGAATCCTATAATTAATATAGCTAGTGTTGAGTACAGTACCGACTATGGGCAGACGTACACCGCATTAACTGAGTTTACTGATTGGGTACTAGACGGAGAGTTGATAAAACCCCTACCTACAGAAACATTTCAGAAGCAGCTATTAGGTTACCGAGTTACGTACACGGGAGGCTTCGACCCGCTGCCTGAAGATGCTACTCAAGCTATCATGGATTTAATAACTTACTATAGAAAGAATGACGGGTCTGTTAACGCAATAAAAAACGTTAATTCAAAAACATCCCAGATAGACTACCTTTCAGACGTTGCGCTACCTGCGTACATTAGAAGAGTGTTAGATTTCTATATTTCGGACTATACCTAATGTTCGGCCTAACAGGTATACGAGCTTTATTAGATAGTACTGTTAGGCGTTTTAGCCGTAAAGTACCTGAATCTATGGAGCCGGTATTTATACCCCTAGACCTTAACTCACTTAATGTTACCCTGGGTAGCATCATTGATAACAGCAAGACCGCAACGTTGGGCGGAAGTCCTAGAGAACCCGACAGAGTTTCTCTAAAAGAGTTCCGCACAAAGATTATTACATTCATTACCAAGACATACCCTAATAAGGTAATTCTTACTAGCGGAAACGATATATTCGTGAATGGTAAAGGAGGCTTGTCTCTAGATATTATTCTAGGAAAGCACACCCCCGCAGTAGTGTATAATACAACAGCTAGTAATGATAATATACAGGGCATCCTATTTAATAAGTTTAATGCTGCTCAAGCGCAGTTCTTTGACGGGTTTCTTAATAAAGAAGTATTAGATTTTCTTAATAAGAAGCTGGGTACTACGTTAACCTCATTTGATGCAGGCGTAGTACTGCAGAACCCTAATGCTCCTCTGACAAAGAAAATATCTACACTGTCTAGAATACTTAATAGCTTTTCTAAAAGTACTGTGAATATAGAAGGTGTAAATTCTAGGGGTGACAAAGCTAGGGTCTTTCAGACCCAAGCCGTGGTTGATTCCTTACTACGAGTCTACAGCAGAACAAATGTACCTGGTGTACAAGTACACGCAACAGTTAGAGATAACCTGACCACTTTCTTGTCCAGTATACAAGCAGATATAGTAATAATACAAGACTCCGGCACCACACAGAATATAGCTTCTAAAATAGCTAAGGGGCCCGAAGTTAAGAAGATAGCTGAAATGCTTACGAATACTGCATTAAAGGGCAAACGCTCATTTGCACAAAAGATAAGCGATAGAGTCGTTGCGGTCTTCTTAGGAAAAACTGCTCAGAATAGTACTGGCGCAGTTAAGATGGACCCCATAGACGCTAGGACTAAATCTGCTGTGCGTACCCGAAGTACTTCCGGCAAAAGTAGCAGCTTCATATTTCCTCAAGGCAGCACGTCTCCTGCGGCTTTAGTCTCCATACTTAATGCTAGTTTAGAGCAGACTGTAAAAGGGAACATGGGTAAAGGTAGCCCCCCTTCAGAGGTGCTAAACTACCAAAGTGGTACGCTAGCAGGCAGTTTTAAAGTAGAAACGGTATCGATAACGCGGCAAGGGGCTATAACAGCGTTTTACTCGTACGCTAGATCCCCTTATGGTACTTTTGCAGAGGGCGGAAAACGTCAAAACCCCCGATCAAGAGACCCTACTCGTTTAGCAGACAAGTCTATAAGACAGATAGCTGCCAGAAATGCTATAATCGAATTAAGAACCCAGGTAATATAATATGTCAAGAAGAACAAGTATAGTACAAGCACTAACAACACAGTTTAAGACTATTAATGGTACTGGGATATATAAAACTAATTTATTCAACAACGCATTCCCTATACTTAAGTTCTGGGATGAAATTGACGATGCTCCGGCGGTGTACACGTCCCCAGGGTCAGAAACCCGGCAATACGAATTAGCAGGCTTCAAATGGGGCTTCCTAAATATTAGCACTAAGGTGTATACTAGAGGCGAGGATGCGCAAACCCAGCTAGAGGATTTATTAGAAGATATAGAAGAATGTATCGACCTAAACAGCACCCTAGTATACGACAGTGTAACACTACATGAAACTACAGATATACTAATCATGTCGATAGTAACCGACGAAGGTTTACTAGCTCCCTGGGCTGTTGGGGAGATTAATATGCAGGTAAGGTATCAAATAATGTCAGATTAACCCGATCTTGAGTTCGGGACACAGCAGTACAACTCAAATACTAAACCATAAACACGTTTACACTCTCATTTTGCCTCAGATAAATATCTAGAGAACGACGGAGAAAGACGTACTTTTAAAAGGGAACAAAATGTCATTTAATCTAATTAGAAATGCAAGAGTATTTTTCACAACAAACGTAGACGCGCAAGGCGTTGTATTAATGACTGGTGCAACAGCATCTAACACTAGAGAGATTCAAGTATTAGACGGCCTATCATACTCACAAAACACAGCTTCAGAAACAGTTGCTATTAATGAAGCCGGTGCTACTCCAGTACGTGGACAACGTCAGTTTAACACTGCGTTAGAAGCAGTAGACTTCTCGATGACTACGTACATGAGACCAAACGGCGTACCTACTAATGTCACATCAGAAGAAAGCGTCCTATGGAACGCACTATTAGCCACAGACGCTATTGGCGGAGCTGCCCCAGCTTGGTCAGAAGCAGCAGCTAGCGCTACTTTAGTTGTTACCAATTCACAAACACACCAACTTCAGGCCTTCGGACTGATCATTGTTGTTGACGGTACTTCCTACATCATTGACAACTGTGCTTTAGATTCAGCATCAGTTGACTTCGGTTTAGACGCTATTGCACAAATCGCTTGGTCTGGTAAAGGTACAATCCTACGCCAGGTTGAATTAGTAGCAGATATAGCTAGCCCTGTAGTTATCACCGGGGGTGTATCAGAAGTAGCTACTGTAGCAGTTGATGCAACTTCAGGTAACTATACTCTCACGTATGACTCACAAACAACAGGCAGTATCCTGTTCAACGCTTCAGCTTCTGCAGTTAAGACAGCTTTAGAGTTACTCTCTACAGTAACAGCAAATAGTACTATTGTTAGTGTTACTGGCGGACCTGGCGATTCTGGTGCTACAACTCCATATATCGTAACATTTGACGCCGCTTTAGGTGACGTTAATCCAAACCTTACAGCAGCTTCTGTTGATTTAGCGGGTGGTGGCGGTACTGTTGTTGTTACCATAGTTGCAGGTACTAGCATCGGTAGTGCACTAGCTAAAGTTACTACAGCACCTTTCATCGCTAACAAGCTTAGTACTTTAGCAGTTACTAAAGATATTGGTGCTACTGGTAAGGCGTATACTATCGCTATTACTGGCGGAAACCTAACCTTCTCAAATAACATAACTTATTTGACACCCGCTAACCTTGGTGTGGTTAATAAGCCTGCTACCTACTTTACTGGTGCTAGATCAATCTCAGGCTCTGTAACAGCGTACTTGAGAACCGGTACTAATAACTCTGCTGGCTTGTTGTCTGATATGTTAGCTACATCGGATACTGCTGTAGATCCATCATACGCAATTCAAATCAATATTGGTGGAACCTCAAACACCACTAGAGTTGAGTTTGATCTTCCTGCAACTGTATTGACAATCCCTTCAGTATCTACTGAACAGGTTATTTCTACTACGATTAACTTCACAGCACAGGGCTTCACAGGCACTGGCTTTGATATTACTTCAGCTAACGAAGCTGAGGTTCGTTACTTCGCACCTTAATCTTTCTAAACTCCCTTAGGGGATACTTATACCCAACCGTTGCCCATAGCGGTTGGGGGTGTAAGTAGAAAGTTCTTCCTAAGAACTTTCTAGTTACGCTACGTAACATGGGAACACATCCACGGCCTTAAAAAGCCACTATAAAATAAGGGCTAACTAGCTCTGCAAATAAAGGAATTACATATGGGAATCAATCTTAAAACATTACTAGTACCTAGCAAGGCAACAACCTGCGATTACCCAGGTATGCCTGACTTCACAATTGATGTATCTTTTCTTAGTCGTGAATCGTTACAAAAGATGCGCAAAAAAGCTACAAAAACAACATTCAAGAACAGAGCACCTATCGAAGAATTAGATGATGATCTTTTCTTAGAACTGTACGTACAGGCTACCGTTAAAGGTTGGGCAGGTCTAAAGCTGAAGTACTTAGAGCAACTAGCCCCTGTAGAATTGGGTGTAGAAGACCCAGAATCAGAGATGGAATACACCGAAGATAACGCCCTCGCGCTAATGAAGAGTTCGGTTAATTTTGATAACTACATCTCAGAGCAGAGCACTGATCTTGCGAATTTTACAGTGAGCAGGTCAGAGACTGCAGTGACAGAATAGCCTTATACCTGCAAAATAAAGATTTAAATATGAGTAAGGAAGCATACTACCAAATGTGCGTGGAGCTTGACATGGAACCCGTTGAAGAGGACGTTCCTATAGATATCTCCGACTTTCCAGAACTTGTACAAACATGCTTTATCGTATATTCAAGACTACCTGATATATGGGATTTCATGGGAGGGAATTACGCAGGCAAAGATTTAAACATAATCTTTGAACTGCTAAACCTATATGACCTGAAACTTGAAGAAGAGCAGCTATTAGCACTAGACTTCATTAGTATCATGGACGTGACAAGAACGAATTTAATTTCTGAAAAAGCAAAAGTTACGAAAGCAGCCTCCGCCAAGAAATAGCGGGGGCTTTTTTCCGCCCGCAACATAATTTTGGTGTTGACAAACCTATGCACCTATAGTATAATTGTTAAAAATAGGATAGGACTACCAATAAAATTTGGTAGTACAACGGATTGCTACAGGGGAAATCATGGCAGGAGAAAATGTTAGAACAACAGTAAGTATTAAGGTTGAAGCAGACGGCAGCCTAAAAATTGTTACAAAAGACGTACAGACCCTGAATAAAGAACTTGATAAGACCATTAGTACCGCAAGTAAAATGTCGTCAAGTGTAAAGCAAATAGCCAACGCAGCTCAGACAGGCACTAAAGCTAGCAGAGCAGCTCTGCAAGGTGCCGGTACGTCATTCAAAGCGCAACATGAGAACTTCGATAAAGCTAGAGGTATTTCACAATCCTCAGGCGCAGCGGCTCGCGACTTTGCCAACCAGTCACGAGGACTAGGTGGGCTAGTGCGCCTGTACGCTACTTTTGCGGCTAACTTGTTTGCTCTTGGGGCAGCTTTCCGAGCACTTAGTGGTGCGATGGATACTAGTAACATGGTCAAAGGACTTGACCAGTTAGGTGCTTCAGTAGGTAGAAACTTAGGTGGATTAAGTAAAGAATTAGTAGAGATCTCTGGTGGAGCTATTTCACTAGCTCAGGCTATGAAAGCTGTCGCCCAGACTTCTACAGGTGGATTAAGTGGAGAGAACATTAAACGATTGGGTGGTGTAGCTAGAACAGCCGCTGCCGCTTTGGGTGTTGCAATGCCTGACGCCGTTAATAGACTATCTCGTGCTATAACAAAATTAGAACCAGAATTACTAGATGAATTGGGTATTATGACCCGTTTAGAGCCAGCAGTCGATATCTACGCTAGACAGCTAGGTAAGGCTTCGTCTCAACTAACACAATTTGAAAGACGCCAAGCGTTTGCTAATGCAGTATTAGCAGAAGGCGAAGAGAAGTTCGGAGCTATTGAAGACATTCCAGTTAATACCTTTGATGTATTAGCTTCTTCTTTAAAAGATATACTACAAGATGGAACTGCAGTTATTAATAAGTTCCTAGTACCTGCAATAAACTTATTTGCTAGCAGCCCTACGGCTTTGATGGCAGGTATGGCTGCGCTTGTGTTTGTCATAGGTAAGCAGTTTATACCAGCATTCCAGGGCCTCAAAGGGCAGTTCGCCGCTACTGCAGAAGCAGCTAGAGAGACAGCTCAGATTAGAGGTGCAGCAGCAGCACAAGCATTAGTGACGCTAAAAGCTACAGGTGCTACGCGCATTGCAGTGCTACAGTCTCTAGCAGAAAAAGAAGTACAAGTACAGAAAGACCTAGTAGCCAAGAGTGAAGCTATTAACGTTAGAAGACGTAAAGCCAACCCCTCTGTACCGTTCCTAGCAGATACTGGTATACAAAAGCGTATTGCCACTATAGCCACCAAACCTGTGGAGGAGCTACAAAGAGAGGACATAGCACTTGTACAGAGACAAGCAGATGCTATGTCTAAGTTAGGGGGTGTCCGAGCAGAGCAAGGCGCTATACTAGACAAGTTAGCTAAATCCTTGGGAAGGGAGTTGGACACTTCCAGAGACCAGACTATTGCTATAAAAAGGCAAACAGCGGCTGTTCAAGACAATACAGTATTTAAAAAAGCACAGACTGCTGCTAGTAAGGCCGCTAGAGTATCTGCGGAACAAGAAATTATCAGTAACTTAGCATTAAATTCTAGCTTAATTGGCAGAACAGCTGCAATGCGAATAGCTGAAGCCGCTACTAAGAAGCTAGACGCTACCGCTGCATCGGCTGCAGCATCCGCAGCCCAGCTAACTGTCGCCCTGGCTGCTGGGAAAGCATCTGCAGTGTCCTTCGCAGGCTCCGTAGGCATAGCCGCAGCAAGTACAGGGCACTTTGCTAAGGCATCTATATTTCTCCGAACACAGCTAGCCTCCCTCAGTGCTGAAATAACTAAGGTAGGGGCTGCTATAAACAAATTATTTGCCGCTGCCGCTGCCGCTACAGTTTTAGTTATAGTATTTGAAGCCCTTAAGGGTATCTTCTCAGGTAACACAAAAGAAATAAAAACATTTAATTCTGCAATAGAAGATGCCGAATCTGCTATAGACAATATGGACAGAACTCTTAAGCTTATGACAGACAAAGGGCTAAAAGGCTCTATAGCTGGAATCATTGCTACAGGTAACGCCTTCGAAGGCTTAGCTACTAGTATAAAGGCAGTAACTGAAGCATCAAGAGAAGCACAAGAAAACACTACGTTTATAGATACTTTGGAAGACGGGGTAAGATCTATATTTGGTGGTGGTGTAGAAAAGAACGCGAACGAAGCCCTAACGAACCTAACCTTAGGTGCTATAAAGTCTTTAGACCAATCAGGCCTAAAAGAAGTTGGAGAAGCTAAGTTTAGAGAAATTTTAGGTATAACTGGTTTAGATTCCCCCCTCAATAAAGCAACAGTTTCTGCAGCACTAGAAGCACTAGGTGAAGCGGGACAAAACGATATTGTAGATAATTTTGCTAGAGTAGGACAAGAGCTTTCAAATGTAGGCTCACGTATGGAGTCTTTCAAGACATCTACCGTAGCAGCTAATTTAGCCTTTGCTCAACTGATTCAGTCAACTGCAAGCAGTGACCCTATATTTAGATTAGGTGTTACCATGCAAGGCTTAGCGGCTAGCATGATCAAAGTCGTAGCGTCAGGATCTCTAGTAACCGAGCAGATAGACGCTATTATTTTAGATATTACACAAAACTCTGATAACGCCATACTATTTGGCCCAAAGACAGTAGCTAACATACTAGAAGTGAAAGATGAAGTAATAGCTCTTAATGCTGCTAAGAAAGAAATACTGGATATAGATAAAGCACTAGCAAAAGCATCCTCTAACGAGAGGTTTAAAGACTCCGATGTCTTTAAAGAAAGAAAGAAACAAGGTATTGAAGTAGTACTATCAGACCAACTCATAACTTTTGTTGATCAAATGACTAAGGAGCGTAAAGCTGCTGCTGCTGTAGTTGCCACCCAAGCCGCAGTAACTGAAAAGTCCGCTAAAGTATTTAGTGACGCCCTTACAGAGTCTTTTACTCGTGGCTCTGCATTGATAGCGCAAGCTACCGGAGAAGCGGAACAAAAAGCAGCTCTGAATATTCGTAAAGCACAGCTTGGCGGCCTCTCCGGAGAGGGTCTCGCTAAAGAGCAACTAGCTATTTCTAAGGAAGAGCTCAAAATACGCTTAGTTGCTGTTGATACCAGTATAGACCTCATAACTTCTCAGGAAGCTATGCGCGCTGCGATAGAAGAAAACACAGCTGCTAGCGTACTAGCGTCAGCGGTTAGTTCCGGCGCGCCTGCAGAAGAGATAACAGAGCTTAAAAATGCGCTATCTGCTGCGGAGATATTCTTAAGTGCTTTTAACGGGAAGGAGGGTTTCTCCCTAAAAGGTTTCCAAGAGATAGTAGATGGCTTGGAAGACGGTATAGTTAAACAGCTAGTACAGGTTAGGGGTATAACTCCGAAATCTCAAATAGGCAGCCAAGACGCTACTAGGACCTTGCTAGAGTCCCAAGACGAAGCATTAGATATTACAGGCGGAAGAGCTGTTGCTAAAGGTGCTCAGGAAGACGCAGCTAAGCTGGTGAACCTAAAAATCCAGGGGCTTGAAGCAGACAAGAATGCTTTAGAGGTATCGAGACAAATAGCAGGCTTTGCCTCTGCAGAGAATTCAGCTAAAAAAGCTGCATTAGATACTGAAATTCTGCAACTTAGACATAGCGTCGAAAGACAAGCTTCTCAAGTAGCTATTTCTAATGCCTCAGGCACCGAAGAAAAGCTAAAGCAGAAAGCTTTAGCTTTAGAGCAGTTACGCACACAAGAAATTCAAAGACAGAATTTAGCCACTAAGAGTGCTGTAGAACAGGCCGAAAACGCACTAGTAGCATCTAAGGTAACAAGGGATCTTACATTAGCCGGACATAAATTAGCTTTGGATTCGGCACTTGGGCAATTAGATGTACAGCAGGCGCAAAATGCCGCCGCTAATATTAGGTTTAATATCTCAGATAGCGTGAGAGCAAGTATGCAAGCTGAAGTAGACTTGGCTTCCTTAATACTCACCACAGAGCAAGCTCGTGGCGTAGAAGCAGCCAAGTTAGAGGCTATCAAGTTACGTGCTTCAGTAGAAATAGCTGGTTTAGACGCGTTAGGGGCTGCAGGTGCTGCTGATGCGGCTGCTGCTCGCGCTAAACTTGACAATGACATACTAGCCTCTGAAATCACACAACAAAATATAGCAAACACTGCTGTATTAGAAGCTGAAGTTCTTAGTATCAGAGAAGACTCAAGCAGAGAGCTCGATAGGCAGAACAGACTGTTAGAGACATCAAGTTCTCTAGCTGAGGATTTGGGTAAAACCTTCGGTAAAGTAGGTAAGAGCATGGGTTCTGTAGCTAAGGTATTCTCAAAGTTTGCAGTTAACTTAGAGAAAAACCAAGGTGCTATTAATACCTTATTAAAGAAACGCGCTAGACTTGACAAAGCAAGTATCAAAGACAACAAGAAAATTGCGGACAACGAAAAAGACTTAGGCAGAGCTAGAGAGAAAAGCTTCACAGACCAATTAGATGGTATTAGTGATGTTGCGGGCGCTGGTAAGTCTTTCTTCGACGACCAATCAAAGGGCTTCAAAATCTTAGAGGGTATTGAGAGAGCCTTTACGGTATTTTCAATAGCTATGAAAGTAGCCCGCACAGTGGCAGATGCTACCGCTACTGTAGCCGCAGTAGGCTTTTCAGGGACCAGAACAGCAGCTACAGTAGTAGAAGCCGGTGTAGATAGTGTAGCTGCAGTAATTAAAACAATAGCCAGCATACCTTTCCCGGGAAACCTAATAGCAGGTGCCGCAGTAGCTGCAGTAGTAGGAGGCTTATTAGCTACTATGATCGGTGGCGGTGGTGGTCCTGATGTGGCAAGTACTGCCAGTGTGGGGTTCACTGCAGAAGATAGGCAAGAGGTGCAAGGTTCCGGTGTAGCTTTCGAGAACGGGAAAAGAGTAGACAGAGCTGGCGGCGTTTTAGGTAGTTCTGTAGATAAGGTGGAAGACATTTCTAGATCCTTGGAACTAATAGAGGAAAGCACAGAGATAACTTCTATATTTGGGAGTACTAGCCTAAAGATACTACAGCAAATTGAGCAAAACACCAAAGCACTAGCAGGAGCTTTGTTTTCCACTACAAATATAGGTAAGTTAGGTAGTGGATTTGATACCGTTGAGGGTACTAGAGCAAAAGGCGGGTTCTTTGGCAGCAAGAAAGTAACTACTGAAGTAATAGATAAAGGTCTCTTGGTAACGGGTACCTTTGATGAAATACTATCTGGGTTAGCAGACTTTCTTGAATTCGAGACTCTTAAAATAACTAAAAAGAAGAAAAGTTTATTTGGCTCAAATACACGCACCAACATAGAGGAGCAGACTAAGGAACTTACGGAACAGGCAGAAGAGTTAGTTATTGACCTGTTCTCTGGACTAACAGATGCCGCTAGAGAAGCAGCCCAGCAAGTATTCGGATCAGGAGCTGCTATTGATCGTATACTAGAAGACTTCCAAGTAGACTTTAGAGTTAGCGGTTTAGATTTATCAGGCGAAGATTTCCAAGAAGCAATCCTTTCCGAAAGTAATGTTGTACTGAACCAAGTACTTACACAAGCACTACCCGTACTCGAAGTATTTAGAGAGTTGGGAGAAGGCTTCTTGGGCACCTTGATTCGGTTAGCTACGGGTACTGCAGTTATTAGTGAAAAATTCGGCAGACTTGGGATAGACCTAGAGGAGAGTTTCAATAACCTACCCCTACTACCTACCAGCACTGTTGACAAACTAAAAGATTTAGGCCAAGACGCAGTAGATGCCTTAAATACAGGTATAGACAATGCAATCTTAGGTAACGAGAGTAGCATAAGTGACAGCGATTTAGAGGTACTTAGAGACACCCAAACTCAATTCTCTGACAAACTAATGGCAGCGGCCAGGACAATGGGTACTGCTACAACAGCCGTAGCGCAGACTCTCGTAGAGTCCGAAGTAGCTTTTACCGACTCTAAGCTAGCTATATTAGGTACCAGAAATGCTCTGCTACAGTTTACAGCAGCGGAGAAGATACTTAGTGGTGAGCTAGAAGTTAGTGGGGATAGGAGAACGGATGCCACAAACAATATTACAGATGAAGTACTAGCTTTTGTAGACTCTTCTAAGACGTTTACCAATAGCATAAGCACTATGGTACTTATGTTTACAGATAGGGTAGGCATTATAACAGAAGCCAATGATAACATAATAAAAGGGTTTGGCGGTATAGAGTCTTTTGTAGAAAAGACAGGGTTTGTCTTTGAGAACTTCCTAAGCGAAGAAGAGCAAATTACTATTAAAACGGGAGAGCTAAACGTAGCCTTAGCAGATCTGGCCAAGAAGGGGTTTCTTACGACGGAGCAGTTAGAGAGCCTTACGGACGGTACAGGAAATCTAGGTGCTGAGTACTTCGAACTAATGATTGCTCAAGACTATCTGTCTGAAAGTGGTATAAGAGCAGCGGACGCGATATTTACATTAGCACCCGCAGTAATAGAGGTTACAGACGAAATAGTATCTTTGTTAGATAGACTATCGGATGCAGGTATAGGTATAGACGACTTTGCTGATTTATTAGAAAGCGCTATTGCTGGAGAGTTAGAGCCAGAAGAATTAGGTACCGGCATTGCCGAGAGTATCCGTAGTGGGTTCTTCTCAGCCATATCAGCCTCATTTGTAGCTGAAACTTCTAAAAGTATAGTTAATACCCTAATATCCCCTATATTGACAGGAATGCTTAAAGGGGCTTTAGTTGCCAACGACCTGTTTAGTACTACTATAGATACCTTTGTATCCGAGACAGTAGCCAAAGCTTCGGCCCTAACAGAGTTACTTAGTAACCCTGAGTTTGTGAAAGCAGTGGATAAGGTAACTGGAGTAATCACTGAACTGTTCGCAGACTTAAACGGTATTGGTGGGGATAACAACGCAGCTGCTATTGCAGAGGAACGTGCTACGCTACAGGAGCAGCTTAACGATTTAACTGATACAGCGGCTCAAGCACTAGAACGCCAAAGAAGTGCCTTACACGAAAGTAACAGAGAGTTGTTTGACCAGATCCAGTTAGTGATACGTGCTAATGAGATAGCTAATGAGCGCAACACATTACAGGAACAATTTAACTCATTAACAGACACAGCAACTGAAGCACTTACTAGACAGAAAGATGCTTTAGATGCCAGCAACCAAACACTGTTTGACCAAATCCAAACAATACTAGCAGTAGAACCTGCCTTTAAAGCACTAACAGATGCGGTTAAAAAACAGAAAGTAACATTACGCGAAAAGCTCAAAATAGAGTTAGACGGGTATAAAGCGCAGCTAAGCACAGCTACTACTAGTGTTGCTGCTCTTAAGGCAGTGTTTGCCTCCCTAAAAGCTACACAGCAGTCGCTCACTAAATTTGGTAGCACCACGGGTACTCTCACAATCGACCCTAAGGATATAGCGGCTTCATTAGGTGTAGGTGCAGGAACCTTTTTCAAAGGCTTTTCAGACCTATCTAATACTGCAGGCTCTTTCACGAGTTTTGTAGCTAGTGCAGCAGATGCAGTAGAAGAAGAAGTATCCGCAGCAGAGGCACAGATTGAAGTACTTAACGCCCTTATTAAGGTAACTCAGGATAACTTTGAACAAGAAATATCTAAGTTAGATACTGTTATTTCTAATGCCCAAGCACAAGTCAATGCGCTAAACAAGATAGACTCCTCAGTGCTATCAGTAGTAGATGCGATAGGTGAACTTGCATTAGCAATAGAAAAGTCTACCGAAGCCTCGATACAGGCAACAGCAGACGCTGCTGCTAAAGCTACGGCAGATAAGGCTAAAGCCACTGCTGCAGATAAGGTATTCAAGGAATCGCTAAAGAAGGCCAGTAGAGGGGGTTCCGGGGATAGTAATACAGAACTCGCAGAAGATACGCGTGCAGCACGTGGTGACACCCTTGGTACAAGTATCACGGGCAGTATAATAGGGCCTTTCATCAACCAAGCCGCAGAGGATGCAGCCGCTAAGATTGCTGCAAGCTTGGAGGCTACAAGCATAACAATTGATGGGATACCTGTTACAAGTACCCCGGGTAGTATAATAGGGCCTTTCATCAACCAAGCCGCAGAGGATGCAGCCGCTAAGCTTGCAGCAAGTAAGGGTACACCTGTTACAAGCATAACAAATAATACAGGTGGACCTTTCAATCAAGCCGCAGCGGATGCAGCAGCCGCTTCTAGAGCAGCCTTTGCAGCGGCAGACAAGGATCTCGTACTCACTGGTGATCTCGATAGGTTTAAAAGATTGGTTGATGAAGAAAATGCAAGGTCAGGACTTAAGTCAGCAGAAAAAGCACTTAAGGACGCCAACGATGATTTTGCTAGCGCACGTAGCGTAGGTGCTAGTAATTCTAACGGCCTTACCAGGGCGGGAACTCAATCCGCAGTAGATGCAGCTATTTTAGCAAGGGACGCTGCGCTTGCTGCTCTTGAAAACATCCCTGGAAGGTCCTTCCGCCCAGGTGATAGAGTTTTCGCAGACCCAGGTACGGCAGCCACAGCACTTGCTGCGCCTCCTGCCACGGTACCAGAAGTATTAGTACCAGAAGTAGTAGTACCAGATACTGCTGCAAAAGATACCGCAGAAACGATACGTTTAGCAAACATTGCATTATCTGAGATGTTTACGCTTAACCAAGAGTACTGGGCCTTAATAGGGGATAATGTTAGTTTACGCGAATTAGAGCTTGCAGGCATAAGTGAAGGTAACAAGGGGCTAAAAGAGTCTATATTTCTGTTTACAGATTTAGTATCTGGCTCGAAAGCGCAGGTAAAGTCCTTAGTATCTGACAGAAAGAATCTCGACGTTGAGTTATTAACAGCGCAGGGAGACACGAAAGGAGCTTCCGCGCTAAGTAGAGCATTCGCACTAAAAGATACTACCGACGCTAGGGGCACAGCGTCGGATCTTCTAAGTAACGGAGACTTATCTGCAGCCAATAAAGCTGTAGTACTTTTAGCGGTAACTACAGCCAAAAGTACGCTTACTACATTGCTAGCTACAGAAGCAGTGTCCGAAGCAGACCAAGCTACTGCGGAATTAGGTGTTACTACAGCAGAAACGGCACTGGCGCTGTTTGAAACAAAAGAAGGCATAGCAGAACTAGCTGTATCTACAGCAAATGTAGCAATCGCTGCGTTTGATGCTAATGAAGCTATTAGGGTACAGATTGCAACACTAGAAGAACGCAACACATTACAAGAACAGCTTAATGATCTAACTGATACAGCTACTCAAGCCCTTACGCGACAGAGAGATGCCTTATTTGATAGCAACAAGGCACTATTTGATACTATTCAAGCAGTAATATTGACAAGAACCGCTACAGACGAAGCATTGGCTGCGGTGGAAAAAGCTATTGATGCAGAAAAAACGCGTATAAACGGTATCATAGAGGCCGCAGAGAAAACTGGGGCGGCTATAGAAGGTGTGTTCGACCTACTTAAAACCAATATAGAAGGCCTGCTAGGTATTGTAACAAGTACTAAAGCACAGCAAGCCTCCGAAGGTAATGCCTTCATCGAGCGTGCGCTAGTAGTTGCACAAGCAACAGGCACGCTACCTGACGCTGGAGAACTTGGAGATGCTATTACTGCAGCACGTGGTGGCTTAGATAACTCTCAGTTTAATACCCGTTTAGAGGCTGACAAAGCTTCATTAATAATGGCAGGTAAACTGTCTCAGTTAAAGGATATAGCAGAACCTCAACTAACTGCCGCAGAAACATCTCTACAGAATGAAAGAGCGCAATTAGAAGCACTAGACGCTCAGCTGGAGGAAGCACAGAGACAGGTAGATGTACTAAATGGGATTAACACTAGCGTTCTTAGTGTTGGAGATGCTATAATAGCCTTAGACGTGGCAATGGCAGCGCAGTCTGCTGCAATGATTGCTGCAATTCAAGCCGCTGCACAGATAGCTGCTATTCAAGCCGCTGCACAGATAGCTGCAATTCAAGCCGCTGCACGGATAGCTGCTACCCCGACGCAAATTCCTCCCGGAGCTACAGCAACATTTGGGCCTTCAGGAGGAGCACAGGGAGGGGTAGCATCCGCATCGCAAGCTACGTTTACTAGCTTGCCAGGAGGCATGACTAAGATAACGCTCGCTTCTGGTGAAGCTATAACTTTAACTAATTCCATTAGTGCTAGTAATTTAGCCGCTGCTGTAAATAACCCTAACCGTGCGGCACTTTCGGGGGCTCTTGCAGAGTTTGGTAGAGCACAAGGTCTACAAGGCTTCGCAGACGGGGGATTCACCCCAGGCGGCGATGTTATAGTAGGTGAAAGAGGCCCAGAGATTGTTAACTTACCGAGAAATTCGTTTGTTAACAATAACCAGGACTCTAAGAAACTGGTAGATAATACACTAGTAGTTTCGGAGTTAAAGCAGTTGAGAGCCGATATGAACGCTGTACTAATATCTATTGCTCAAAGCACGGCTAAGACAGCTAGTAAAATAGTTAAGATTGATACGATTGGAGTAGCTACGAGGGCATAATATGAGTTTATTTAAAATAATCACACCACACATTCTGCCCTCACCTTTCGTAGTGGCAGATCATCATGTAATAGCCTCTAACGTAGCCGAGGTAGATCACGCCGAGTACGATCCTGCACTAGCTTATAGTGTAGTAGGTACTCGGGTGATAATAAAAGCTCCTAGTGCTACAGTTACTATGGGGGTGTCTAACCCTGTAGTAGTCACATGGACAGCATTTTCACTACCAGCTAAATCTCCTGTACGCCTTACCACTACAGGAGCCCTTCTTACAGGGCTTTCAACGTCGCTTACATACTATGTAAAAACTAAACTAACAGCCGATACTTTTACTATTAGTGAAAGACCCGGGGGTGCAGAACTAGCAGCTAGTGGCACCCAGTCTGGGGTACATACTATGACAGCAACAAGACACGATATTTATGAAGTAGTGTCTGCAGTAGGTATAGGGGAACACCCTGTAGTATTTCCCGCTAAGTGGGTGAGAGTAGGTGCAACGAATAAGTGG